GAGACGGGAGGTGCAAAGTGCCTTAGACCGCATGGCACTTGACGGGATTTCTACTCAAGCTGCCGATGCTAATGAAGAGCATCATTCTTATGGAATTGATCATATTGTAGGTGATCAAATCCACCCTAAGAGTCCATTAAATTTCCTTGAAGAGGGTAATTTGGAAATCTTAGGAACCTGCAATGGCCGTGCTACTGCCATTAGCAAAGTCACTCCGAGTATTATATCTGATACAGTACACGAAGTGACGAAGGTCCCTAATAAATGGGGCCCACCCAAGTTTAGGGGACCAAATGGTCATCAGGCTTGGGTACCATGGAGGGCATCGTTGGTTTATTCGGCGAATCCTTCCAGTGGAGTTCCTCCCACATTATTGTTGCGTGCCAAACAGGATTATATTTTGCCTATAGCAAATATGCTAGAGAGTAAATACGATTATTATTTGAAGGAATTGAAGCCATTGACGGAAGTACAAATTGTTTCCGGCATTGATGGTAAACGTTTCATTGATAGTATGAATCTTGCGACAAGCAGGGGATTTCCTCTTAGTGGTCCAAAATCTCAAGATGTTATTGAGCTGGAACCTAATGAGGAACATGCTTGTCCGCGCACGTTGGAACCCACACATTGGGATGAATTGGCAGCTTTTGAGGCCAATGCGCGGCAATTTAAGAGACATAATTGTCCTTTTAAAGCTTGTTTGAAAGATGAACCTACACCTATTGCGAAAGATAAGGTGCGGGTCTTTCAAGCAGCCAGTATGCCGTTACAACTTGCAATGAGAAAGTACTTTTTACCCATTGCTAGAATGTTATCCCAACATCCATTGATGTCCGAATGTGCGATAGGAATAAATGCACATGGACCTGAGATGGACCAGCTTTTCAAACATATTCGTAAATTTGGAAAAGATCGCGGCTATGCCGGCGATTATGCCAAATACGATTTGCGTATGCCTGCACAATTGATTTTTGTGGCTTTTGATACTATGATTTCGTTTGCACAATGTTTTCCTGATAATTATACTCAGGATGATATATGTGTAATGCGGGTCATAGCAACTGAGGTGGCATGCGCAGTTACTGCCTATAATGGAGATTTTATCCAATTTATTGGATCTAATCCGTCAGGTCAATCCATGACAGCATATGTTAATTCTATTGTGAACTCTTTATTGCATCGCTGTGCATTTTATGCATGGCAGGATGGAAGAATGTGGAATGCACGTTATAGAGATTACATTAGTATGATTACATACGGCGACGATTATGGTGGCAGTATATCTAAAGTAATTGATTACAATAACGTTGATTTCGTTAAATGGTGTGAACAATTTGATATGGTTGTGACACCGCCGGATAAAACGTCAGATGTAACTGATTATTTGGATTGTGATGAGCTGGATTTTCTGAAGAGAAGACCGAGGTACGATGAGGAATTGAACCTCTATATGGGTATCCTTGATGAACAGTCTATCTTCAAATCCCTTCATAGTAATCTTAAGTCTAAGACAGAAACACCAGAGACTGTTGCCAGTAGTTGTATTGGTTCAGCACTCACTGAATGGTTTCTGTATGGGCGTGAGAAGTACGAAGATCGTCGTGCGCAAATGAAGGAAGTTGCTGAGAGGCATGGTTTGACTGAAATGGTACATGGTTTGGACTTAGATTACGACGATCGCGTCGCTAAGTTTAGATTAACTTATTTCGGTCAGACTTAATTTTGGCACCGTGTTCCGGGAAACACGTTAAACATTCCCACCTGTTGGTGACAGGAAGCGTGATGCTTTACAAATCACCGGTCACACACTGGTTACCATGAATGGTCTGATTGTACATACTGTAGGATCATTTATAGGCTTTGTGTGACATAGGCACTCGTAATGAGTACCCGTATTTACGGGGGTGTTTAGCCAACACACCAATGTATGTCGCCGACTATTCTTTGAGCGGAGAATAGTACGGTTGTATTTGTAGTAGCTTAGTGAAAGTAAATTTAATGTAACAATAAATAAAACAAATCAAAGAATACAATCGGAAATGGTAGCTTTTAAAGATGCCACTTCCACCTGGGAGTATAAAGTGGATAGTAATCCAGATTATACTTTTGGGATATGTGATAGTGATGATGCTGATCTTGGGAATTTCTTCTCCCGTCCAGTTAAAATACAATCATATTCCTGGGGAACAGGAACGACCTTGTTCGAAAATTTTAGACCGTGGGCTGATTATTTTAATAACCCCCGTGTTCTTAATAGGGTTTCGAATTATAATCTACTCCGTGCGAAACTTCATCTCAAATTTGTCATCAACGGCAACGGTTTTCACTACGGGCGCGCTATAGCGTCGTATGTACCTTTACCAGACGATGATGAATTTTTGACAACACGGTCCTTCTTTCCTCAAGACCTTATTGCAGCGTCCCAACGCCCGCATGTTTATTTGGACCCCACATTATCTCAAGGCGGGGATATGATCTTACCATTCTTTTGGCAGGAAAACGCCATGAGCGTTCCACGTACTGAATGGTCCGCTATGGGAGAAGTGTACATACAAACGATACAAGGTCTTAAGCACGCAAATGGAGCAAATGATTCTGTGACCATTTCTGTATTTGCGTGGGCTGAGGATGTTTCCTTGGCCGTGCCCACCAGTGCCGAACCCGGTGCTATTGTGCCACAAGCTCAGGATGAGTATGGAACGGGACCGATTAGTCGGCCCGCCTCTGTTGTGGCAAAAGCTGCTGGTGCTTTGCGTGATGCGCCCGTTATAGGTCCATACGCTAGAGCAACAGAATTGGCGGCTTCTGCCACATCAGCCATAGCAACGAGTTTTGGGTTTTCTCGTCCTGCAATTTTGGATGACATAGTACCTTATCGCCCCACAGCTTTTGGTAACTTTGCCAATACGAACATGCCGGATTCCACTACGAAGTTGTCCACGGACGCTAAGCAAGAGTTGACGGTAGATTCGCGAACTGCGGGGTTAGCCGGGGCTGACGAGATGACGATTAAGAGTATAGCAACGCGAGAGTCGTATCTTACTCAGTTTCCCTGGTCTGTAGCTAGTGCCGCCGAAGATGCATTGTTTCAGATTGAAGTCACGCCGCAAGTATGGGACGCCGTTGCTACATTGACACTACCGGAAATTCATCTGCCGGCTTGTGCATTTGCAACATTGCCTTTCGAGAATTGGAGGGGCACTATGCGTTACCGCTTTCAAATAGTGTCCTCTGCATATCACAAGGGAAGACTTAAAATTGTCTATGATCCATACGCTTTTGCGTCTAACGAGTACAATACCAATTATACTTACATTGTGGACATAGCTGAGGATAAGGATTTCACAGTGGACATAGGATGGGGGAGTTCCCATCCATGGGCAGTGGTGTCTGGCCCCGGTAGAGTTGGAGATCTTTTTGATCCACCGTTTCGTGCAGGGCCTACAACCCCTGATTCTCCACCACAACGACGTGCTAATGGGGTGTTACGTGTGTATGTGGTGAATGAACTCACTATCCCTAATTCTTCAATCAATAATGATGTAGCTGTTAACGTTTTCGTGTCGGCTGCGGATGATTTGTGTGTGGCTAATCCTAATTATCGTATAGATGATTATTCGTATTTCAATGTACCATCTTTGCTTGGACCACAAGCTGAAGATGAAATGCAGGCTACGGATCAGGATACAACGGATGAGCCAAGTAAACCCATGAATCAGGACACCGATCATTTGATGTTAGCCCGGCAAGATAACGCCACGGCTTATGATCATGTGTTTTTCGGAGAAACTATAACATCATTTCGTGCTTTATTAAAGAGATATAATAGAGCATATTTCACTATGACAACTTTAGCAGCGGGGAATTCCCTGCAATTAGTACGCGTAGTGAGAAGGGCTTTCCCACCATATCGCGGTTTTGCGCCAGGTGCGGAATACCTCACAGTGTTAGGAAGATATAATTATGGTCACATGACTTTATTAAATTATTTAACTCCTGCATATGTGGGGTGGCGGGGTTCGCTGAGATATAAAGTGAGCCTCACACAAGGTATTACCACAACTTCGAATCCTGTATTTACAGTTAACAGGATACCAGGTAGTGGTGAAGGCACTAGCGCCACAGTTACGCCTTTAAACGTAGCTAACGAACGGGACACGTTGACCGCTTTACAAGAGGGCATCGTATCCACGGCTGCTGGTGCACATGCTACGGCCACGGCGGTCAATCCTGTATTGGAGTTTGAGATGCCGTATGCCGAAGCAGCTCGGTTTTCTCCTGCTAGACGTGCCAACGTGACAAGTGGCCATGCCGATTTTTTCGACACGGTGTTTGCGTTGACAACGATTACACGGAGTGCGGGCGCGGCTGTGCAAAGCAATCCTTTGATGGATTACCATGTTTCAGTCGGAGAAGATTTTTCGCATTTCTTCTATATAGGTCCCCCTATATTATATCTTAGGGGGACTCCCCCCCCTTAAGGGGGAAAATGCTCCTGCAGCTATATACGTTTGCTGAGGGGCGACAAAATCCTATGGGCAGTCCATAGGTGGTCTTAACGGGCCGGAACTGATGTTCCAACTGCCATAATCAAGTTGATTTTTGGGTTTTTAAGTTGGGCATCAGCCCGATGGAATTTTACCAAGATTGC